TCGTATGTGTAACAGTGTGTATGGACACCCCGACAAACTGATGCTTCACGCAGAAGATACCAAACTGTCTCGCCTACACCGCTTTGGAGTCATGGCACACCTACCCGTGACCATTGACGAAATTACTAATATGAAGCCCGAAGACTTTTCCGATTTAGCCTACGCTATTACTCTTGGACGCCCACGTAATCGTATGCAGTCGCAGGTTAATGCCGAGCGTCTTAATTCTGCTGAATGGGCAACCATCATGCTGTCTAGTAGCAACGCGTCTTTCTACGAAAAAATGCAACAGATTAAGCAGTTACCCGAAGGCGAATTGATGCGGGTGTTTGAAATTAAAGTGTTTGGCAATCACAAGATGGACAAAGGGCAGGCTGACGAGTTGTTTTCTTTGATGTTTGATAACTATGGCATGGCGGGGGAAATTTATATACGGCACTTATTACCTAACCTGTCGTCAGTCTTAGACTTTATGCAAAAAACTCAGATTCAGTTTGATAAAGAGATTGCTGCCACAACGAAAGAACGGTATTGGTCATCGGGGGTAGCAAGCATTCTTACGGGTGGGCACATAGCCCAACAGTTAGGGTTACACGACTACAACTTGAAGCGTATCTACGAGTGGGCTGCTGACATGGTTATGTATTCCCGTGCTGATGTTGAGAGTCTAAAACTAGACCACGACATGATTCTTGCCGACTTTATACGGGGGCACATTAATAACATTCTTATTATTGAAGACGGTATCGACAAGCGATTAGGCATGGCTAAACCCCCCATACGCGAACCACAAAAAGAGTTAAAGATTCGCCATGAACCGGATACTAACCATACCTATATACCCGTAGAAGACCTGCGTAATTGGTGTGCTCAACGGCAACTGTATTACAAAGACTTAATCTCTGATCTAAAAGCCAAAGGAATCTATGTCAAGGCAGAAAAGAAACGACTTGGAAAAGGTACGGAGATACCAACCCCGCCCTCGTACTGTATTGTATTAGACGCAAGCCGTGGGCATTTTATTGATGTTTTAGATACTGCACCCCCACCACAAGAAGATCAAAATTAAAGGAGAACGCCATGTGGAAAGCCGCGCCTGAAAAAGAACCTAAATCTGATACCCCGAAAGATGTAGTCAACCATCCGCCACACTATATGGTGGGTGGAATCGAAACCATTGACTACATGAAAGCCAAGTCTACCCCTGAAGAATTTAGAGGACACTTACGGCTGACTGCTATTAAATACCTTAGCCGTACTGGTCATAAAGACAATCCGGTACAAGACCTTAAAAAAGCCCAATGGTATTTAAATCGTTTGGTAAAAGAAATTGAGGGGGAAGATAAAAAATGATATATGAGTTGGATTATAAAGCACAAGGAACTGCGTATCGTAGGATATTAGCGGCAGTTGTAGGTTTAGCAATCCAAGATGCTCAAATGAAACCTCGCGCAGTTTATACAAATAAAAAATTAATACCTACGGATGAAGCCATTTCAGGCATTGACTTTTTGTTCCGCACTTCAGATACGTACCTTAATCTTTTGGACATAGACCCCGGACATTTCCGCAAAAAATTACTTGATTTAATGTTTGATATGAATAGAAAGATTAAGCAGTTTGAACCAATAGGGCGTCGTAACTTTAGATACAACTATCAATGGATGCGAAAACAAGAAAACGTGCTTGATCTAACTAAAACCTATCAAGAAGATCTTGAAAAAATGGAAGACGAAAATACATGAAAAAACTAATCGTAAGTTTGCTGTTTGTCCCATGCATGGCGAGTGCTGAGTTTATGGATGGCAATGGTTTGCTGTCTAGAATGAACGACATAGAAACTATCCCAAGGATGGTTGCCCTTGGCTATGTTCAAGGTGTGGCTGATGTTTACGCTAGGGTAAAGGTATGTGCTCCACAAAATGTAACCGCAGGGCAAGCCCGGGATGTGGTCAAGCAGTATTTAGAACTTAATCCCGAAAGAAGGCATTACTCCGCTGATTCTCTTGTGGTTAATGCTTTAGCCCAAGTGTGGCCCTGCGCTAATAATCGTGGTGGTACTAGGTTATAAAGGAGAAGAACAGTGGCAGTTGAGATGACCGAGTTTGAAGAAAAAGTTTGGGATTACCTACGCACCCACAAGACTCCGGTGCAGGCAAAGACTTTGGCTAAGTTATGGATTATTAGTGACAACAAAGTAGCCCGTGCAATGAATCGATTTGTTGAGAACGACATTGCGGACTTAGTGCGTATAGGATCTAAGAAATTTTATAGGGTGAAAGAATGATTCCTAAAGAATACGAATTTACGCAAGATTGGTTTAAATGGGGGCCACCTTTGTTCCGTGCTGTATTTGGCATCATCCCCGCTAAACGTCGTTTTTTAGAAATTGGTTGTTATGAAGGGCGCAGTACAGTATGGCTTATTGAGAATGGACTAGACTCTGGCGGCATAATTACTTGTATAGATACTTGGCAGGGTGGAGAAGAACACGACTCTAAAACTATGTGGGATGTAGAACAACGCTTCCACGAAAACATCCGCAAGGTACAAACCCTAGACTTAACTAAGAAAGTTAACGTTTATAAGCAAACATCTACCAAGGGATTGGCACATCTAATATGGAATATGCCTTCACCGCTGGAACTGATGGACTTAATTTATATTGATGGCTCTCACCAAGCACCTGATGTACTGACGGACGCGTGCATGGCGTGGCAGATACTAAAAGTAGGCGGCGTAATTGTGTTTGACGATTATATGTGGGGTATTGACTATCCTATTTTACACAAGCCCAAGATTGCGATTGATATGTTTACCAATACTTATCACGACAAACTACGAGTTGTTCACGTAGGATATCAACTGGCTGTCCAAAAACTAAAGGATTAAAAATGACAGAGGAAAAGAAACCAAGTCTGATGATTGCAACCCCGATGTATGGCGGGATGTGTACGGGGCACTATGTAGCAGGTCTGTTGGGTACGCTAAATAAAATGCGTCAGGTAGGCGTGCCTGTGTACTGGGCGCAGATCATGAATGAGAGTTTGATTACCCGCGCCCGCAATGAGTTAGTGCGTCTGTTCCTTGAAAAAGGTTTTGACAACCTTATGTTCATCGATGCCGACATATCTTTTGACGCTCAGGCTGTGGCTACTTTGATGGCGGCGGATCGTGACATCATCTGTGGTGTCTACCCCAAGAAAGAAATTGATTGGAAAAAGGTAGGGGATGCGGCGAAGTTAGGTAAAGATGACCTAAAGGACTATGGCGGCGCATTCGTATTTAATATGGTTACAGAACTAGGTAAGGTTGAGACGGATAAAGATGGGTGCATCGAAATCCGTCATGGTGGTACAGGATTTATGCTGATCAAGCGGCAGGTATTTATTGACCTGATGCCCCATGTGCCAACCTATCGCACCTCATCATTCAAAGACCCTGAGACCGGCGAGTACGCCAAGCCCTTGACTCATGAGTTTTTTGCTACAAGCATCGACCATACCGGGGCGCTGCTGTCTGAGGATTATCACTTCTGCGAACTGTGGCGCAAGAACGGCGGCAAGATCTACGCCAATCCATTCATCAAACTAGAGCATGTTGGGACTTACGTTTATACAGGTGACATTCTTAGGGCAGGGGGTAATCTGAAGTAAATGGACATACTAATTCTTGACGGGGCTAGGTTTGAACTAGATTGGGACTCTTTGCGGAAACCTCCGAAATCTATTTTTGTGCCCTGTTTAGACACTGAGTTTGCTAAAAACGCTCTGGAGACTGAGTTTAAGTATCACGGGATACAACAATTTGATATGCGTGTGAGGATTGAACGCGGCGTCCTGGGGATTAGAGTGTGGACTTTATAAATACGTTGGGGTAGGATTGCCCCTGAGTGGTGTCACTCCTCGCATCGCTCATGGTGTTTACTCCTTCACATGGGATGACCCCCGGCTTAAAAACCGGGGGCTTTTTTACGGCCCAATAATGTCTGAAAGATATGGGCGCAGACCCTTCTCAAGATACACCCCACCGAGCATTTCTTGAGAACGCTTTTGGAAGGCTTCGATAGATTGTCTAAGTTGAGCAGGTTTGATTTCAAAACCGGGGTACTTATCATTGTGCTTATCTAAAAGTTCCAATGCCTTGTCATACCCTTCAGTATCACCAACATCTATCGCCAAGTTTGCTAATGCGTAAACCTTTTGCTTGGAACGCTGGGCATCCGTTTGGAACTTCATAGCCACGTTAGCCTTTTCTTGCTTAGTCGCTA